AACAATGTTGGATTTAGTGCGTTGAGGTTTCGCATCAACGGACTCTTCGGCTCCAAACTGCTCCGAGAATCTTTCCCTGATGTCAGCGTCAATACGTCGATAGTATTCTTCACTGCCAGCTGGTATTCCTTCGCCTACCAAATCTTCATGCAACCCTAGGGCGTATGAAGTCATTCGCTTGTTGGGTCCAAACCACTGGTTCTTTTCAGTCCAAGCAAGTAGTTTTTCATCAAGCGGTGCAGGTCTGGAAGGCTGCGGTGCTATTTGTACAGGGATTTCTTCTTCCTGTAAAGGGGTGGGTCTAAAATTATTTACCTTATCTGCCTTCATCTTTGCCGAAGTTAAAGCTTCTTGAGCATCAACCAAAGCATCCGAATCACCAGATTCATAAGCTATTTTGTACTGGCGTTTGGCGGATTCTATTTCATTAGCCACTACTTTTTTAGCTTGCTCAAGTAAAGCAGTTTGGTTTTGATTTACAGAACCTTTGAGTTTTTTGTTCTCTTCGGCCAAACTTTGAGCAAAACGCAATGCCTCGTCTTTTTCCCGTTGAGCAGCTTCTTTGGCTCGGCGCTCTTCGTGATAGCCTTTGGTAAAGTGTTTAATGCGCTTTTGTACGCTCTCGTCGTACTTTGTCAGCTCATCTTCAGCAAACTCTCTGGGAGGCTCAGCCATAGGTTTACGGCCACGGTCTTCAGCGGGAGTGTCGTCTACGACTTCAATTTCGGGCGTACCTTCACCTTCAATTTCAAAGTCAACTTTTTCTTCAGCCTTGGCATTTTTGCCTTCAGCTTCATCAGGAAATTTAAATTCTTCTGTTGCCATGATTTACTCCTTAGAGGTTAGGGCGTTGGATACCACGAGGGTCTTGCACAACAGCCTGAACGGAATCATCATTAATGAGTCTCCACTCTGTACCGTGAATTTTCATTCGAGTACCAGTGTTGGGTCTAACCAACACAAAGTCACCCACTTTACAACTTGGGCCAGATGGGAAACGAGCCGGATCTTTAAACGCGTCAGGGCCAATCTTTGCAACAAACAACACGGGGGAGAGAAGCTCCTCGTGATGCATCATGGTGGCTGTTTTGTATAACAAGCCAGATTCACCCAACTCTTCCTCTGCCTTGGGCAACATACACAACAAGTGGTACGTCGCTGGATCAGGCACTTGTTTGGCTTTTTCTTCAGCGTTGGTATTGAGCACACCGCTGAGATCAACCGCACTAACATTAAATTCAGTCATCTTCATATTCCTTAGTCTTACGCACGAGGTCAGCAAGTTCATACTGCGCGGTTTGCAGACCCCGGATAGTCCCGCACAGTTCTTTATAGTGCTCATGGGAGTTAGCTCCACCAGCACTAATCACATCAACCAACTGCTTGATTTGTTCGTCAAGCTTGCCATCTAAGACTTCAAGCAGATTGGCCATCATTCATCCTTCATAGGTTTGTTTGTTTGATTTAAAGAACGCATCGCTGCTTCTTGAGCGTGAGATAACTTTTGGGCATGAACCTGCCCGCCATGAGCCATCTTCTGTGCGTGCATTTGTTGTTGTTGAGCTTGCATTTGCTGTTGCTGGGCTTGAGCCTGCTGTAACTCCATCTGCTTAGCGGCCATCTCCAAAGCGTGCATCTCTTGCGCTTGGGAAATTTCTTGCTGTAAGCGCATAGCCGCCATCTGCGGATCTTCTCCAGTTTTGGCTGCGCTCTCGCGTGCCTTGAGTGACAACTCCTCAGCTTTAAACTGCGCGTCGCTCTTGGCTTTAAATGCCTTGATGTCAGCTTCTTGCTTCTTGATCTGGAGTTCAGCTTGTTGCATTTGAACCAATGGATCTTGAGCCGCTTGCTGGGCTTGCTGTTGTTGAGCCTGGCCTTTACTCTGCGCCAACAATTGTGTAGCCGCTTGAGCCACCAACCTAGACAACATGACTTCTGAGTCTTCTGGCAATTCTGAATCTGGAGCTGGCATAGGAACACCCAACTGCTCTTCAATTTTTTTGCGGTAAGAAAATGCCAAGTGTTCTGAAATGTGGGCCTGAATCTCGGCCATCATTTTCTGAGCCAATGGGTTCTGACCAATCTGCGCCATCAACAGCGGGTCTTGCATCATTGAAACGTGAACAGCAATGTGTGCATCGTGATCTTGGTAGATAAATGCTTTGGTCGGCTCGCCATTTAAGAAAGCCATGTTCTCGCTTACTGGGTCACGCGGCTTCATGTCGTCTTCAACTGGTACTAGCTTGTCAGCATTCTTAATACCCAGTACTTCAATCATCTGTCTGTGCAATACAGGCAAGTTGTAAATCTGGGGAGCCTGCTGAGCCAGCTGCATCACAGCTTGGTACTGCATAATCCGCTGAGCCATCGTAGAGCTATTGGGATCAGACACTGGAATAACATCCACCATGTCGTAATCTTCTTGCTTGGCCATGCGGTCGCCACTAGACGGGTCAAACTCATACTCGCCTGGAGTGTTGTCGCGAATAATTGCACGAAGCAGTTTGAATTCTTGCTTCATTGAATAGTGAACGCGGGCTTGAACCGCAGACATATTCTTTAACTGACGCTCTAATAGAGCCAGTGTCGTACCAACAGGGGCATTAGCCGACATATCAGATACGTTCATATCCGCAATAGAACCCAAACGACGGCCTTCTTGCGTGATTTTCTCTAGCAAAGCAGCCAAAACTTGGCTTGGCTCCTTGTACGGCAACGTCATAATGTTGTCTCGTACAGTGCCAGAAGGCACATCTACATCCCTAAATTCGCCTGGATTAATGGGTGTGTCGTCACCTTTAATGCGTAAACCGCGTGATTTCAAGCCGCCAGGTAAGTTAGATAGCGTACCAGCGTCCACTAATTGACGCAGAATCGACGTACCAGCGCGGGCATAGCCACCAATTAAGTGAATTAAACCCAATCCATACGCGCCAAAGCCTGGAACATACGTGTATTGCACGAAATGTTGTCTCTTTAAGCGGCGTTTATCTTCCTCTTCCCAGTTTCTACGAATGGCCAGCACTTTAGTTGTGCCGCGATCAATCGTAATGATGTAAGGCAGAGCAATACCGTCTTCATCTTCGTATTCCGGCAGGTCATAATCAATATGAACCTCCAGAATCTGGTACCTGTCGTCATCGGTCAGGCTGTAACCTTGGTCTTCGGCCTTCTTTTTCTCCACATCGGTGTGAATAGTGATCGGGTCACCCAGCTCTACGTCGCAATAGAAGCCAGAAACCTGTAATTTCTTAATATCATTCTTAGTTTTGCGCATGATGTGAGTCACACGCTCTGCATTAATCAAACTAGACGCGCCGTAAGGGATGATTAAGTCTTCGGCAGGGATAAAAATCGCTACTTGACGCTGATATGAAGGGTCGTAGTAGACCTTTTTAAACGCCGCGCCAGCTAAACCTAGCGAATAAAGCATTCTTTCATGCTCTGGTCTGTACTCAGGCATCGCCTCGGTGAGCTGGAAGTTCATATCTTCCCTTACCCGCTCGGCAGCATCTTCTTTTAGCTTGTCAATCGCGCCAATAATTTCCGTTTTGACCGGTCCTTGAGCAGGGAACGTTTCAAGAATAGTCTCACTCTGGAACCGAACAGCGGCCTCTGTAAGGATAGTGGAAAAAACACCACAAGCTCCAAGCCAAGGTTCAGTTCTTTCTTCATACTTCATCCCCAGAACATCTAATCCCTTGACATACATATCCACCCACTCTTTGCGGGAGTTGATATCAGAGTCAACCATCTCAATAATGTCGTTGGCAATTTTTGCCAAGGTTCCATCATCAATAACTTCGGCCAAGTTTTCATCGAAAGAGCCTTCTTCTCTTTCTTCTTCCAACTCAATGACCATCCCGTCCATGCCAATTTTCAACCCTTCAGGGTTTTCAATTTCAATTTCAATCATGGGTTCTGAATCACCCATTAATGCTTCTAAACCCAATGGAGCTTGGCTCAAAGATTGTTCAATCATGTTTGACCTTAATAGTAATTGCTTTTACGGCGAAAGCTTTGTAGCTCTTCACGTTCATCAGATTCCAGACGCAAGAAACCACCCTGCCTAAATCTTATCAGTGCCTGCGTGCTAGAGTCCACCAAGTCATCGTGATCCCCATTAGGAAACGACGCCATCTGCTCAATCACTTCACTCGCCCACCGAGTCTCAGGCGCCCACACTTTACCACTACTGAATAAATCAGTCACGGAATTCAAGCGAACAAACTTGTCATTTCCCCTCACCGGCGTGTAGTCCTGAACGTAAATCCCCATAGCTCTTAATTCAAAAATTAACGGAGCGCCAGCAGCCTTCGCCTCAATGATACAAGTATCAGGCTCCCACTCTCTATAGTGACTAAGAGCTTTCTCTTTTAATTCAGGAAACTCCATCCGCTTCTGGAAAGCATCGAGCAAAATAATATGGATATCCTCTGGGTTTTCATTCAAGTGAAAAACACCCCAAGTCGTACAGGCCGAATAGTCAGACCTCGTATTCTTAGTAAATGCGGTATCCCAGCTTTGAATAATATATTCACATCTTGGAGGGTCTTCTCCTTCCCACATCTTCCACCACTCTCTTTTTACAAGAGCACCCTCTTCTCCGGTCGGTGCTTGCTGGTACTGGGCATTCCACTTAACAGGGGGAAGCTCTTCCCTTAAAGCAGACAACTCCTTAAAAGACCAGAACTCAGGCCATAGTGGATTTCCACTCGGGAGAATCGCTGGGAACTCGATCACTTCCCACTCGTCAGAAGAGTCTCTCATCGCCGCATCTTTCATCACGCGGCCAGTCAAATCCTTCTCCGCCCAGCGGGTCATCACAATCACAATAGCCCCACCTGGTTGCAAACGTTGGCGAGGACCAGATGTGTACCACTCATAAACTCTGTCAAAAACCGTCGGATCCCCAGAAGCCAAAGCAGCCTCTTGTTCTGAGTGGGGGTCGTCAATAATCAGTAGGTCAGCACCTTTACCCGTAACCGTACCGCCCACGCCGATAGCGAAGTATTCCCCATTCTGATTAGTAGCCCACCGGCCAGCGGCTTTGGAGTCTTGTCGTAGAGAAACATCTGGAAAGACAGTCGCGTACTGCTCACTGTCTACAAGATTCCTTACCTTCCTACCAAAGCCAACGGCCAGATCAGCCGTGTTCGAACACTGGATGATCTTCTTATTAGGGTACTTTCCCAAGAACCAAGACGGAAGTAGATAAGAAGCAAACTCAGACTTCGTATGTCGGGGAGGCATATTGATGATTAGTCTCTTAAGTTTCCCGCTGGCAATAGCTTCAAACTTCTTAGCCATGATCGCATGGTGTCTCCCTCCCACGAAGCCGGGCCACATCATCTTGATATAAGCCATAAAGGACTCCTGAGCCTTCTCCCTCTCCAAAGCCCGTCTATATTCATCCACCTCCGCAAGCAAAGCTTCCTGCTCTGCAACAGGTAGGTTCTCCAGCAATCTATCTATTTCATTCATCAGGGTTTATACCTATGGGTGTCACAACGTTGTGACCTTTTGAGAAGAATTGAACACTTTTATTCTAACGTTCTAAAGTTAATGTATACCGGTCTTATAGTCCTTCCCCTGCCAGCTTGTTTCTTCAAAACACCAATCTCACATAACCGATTTACTATTTTCATCGTATTAGGCAGCGAACTCTTACCCCGCTGATAAGCAATATCTCTTAAGGACGGGCTATACCCAAACTCCTTCCACCACTCATCCACAATCAAAAATACTTCCCTTTGTACCTTGGTCATATCCTTACTCCAGCACTCTTCAAACGTTGGTAACTTTCTGGGGGCAATCATTTTCCGATTTATATATATCCCCCCCCATTTCATTTTTCAACTCCTGACGGGGGGTCTTCCTGTATAGAGGGGGTGGGGTCGGCGTCCACAAGATTTTTATCTGAGGCACTGGCAAATTCTGAATCCGACAAATTTGGCGACACTTTGGGTGGAGTACTATGTAATAGGGAATGGGACTCCTGCTCAACATCCGAGGGGGTGCCAGGTGGGTGGGTCTCGCCATCCGCCGATTTTTCAAGGGAAAGCTCCGCCATCAAAGAATCGGTTTCTATAACGTCTGCGTCAACGGCGTTGGCCTTCATCATGTCGCGAAGCTTCGCCAGTAGCTTTGCCTTAGTGTCTTCGCTAGAGGTAATCACGCGGGTTTCTTTGCGTTCAGTAAAGGCGGCGACTTCCGTCACAGTCCCCAAAGTCTTTGCCGCTTGCACCTTTACGGCGTCTTTTGTTTCGTTGTTAGTAATGACATTGACCAATGTATGAATGACAAGTGCCCTCAAGCCTGCAGGGGTTTGATATGTTTGCGCTTGAATAGCCGCCTCGTAAGCCTGAATAGTCGCGTCTATATCGGGACGTTTGCGGAGCTTGTGTGCATCGTTTGCGATTGTCTTCGGCTTTGCTTTGGTTTTGTATGCGCCTCTATACGCTTCTGCGCCAGTCTGTCCCATAGCGATACCTTTGCAAAATTGTTTTTGTTTGGGTGTTAATGACTTACTGGAAACACCAAGGATTGTCTCCATTGGTATTTGGTTTAGTCCTTCCTTTATCTGTGATCTAGTGAGCTTCATGCTTTCATTGTAGGGTAACAAGAGGAAAAACTGCAAGGCTTCGCCTTTAAAGCCCCGCGACCTTCAAAATTTTAAACCACCAAAAACCTGGTTTTTCATACAGTACTGGTTAAACGATCAGTATCTTTATTAGGGTTTCCGATAATAAATATTGCAATAAATTGTAGAATATCGCTTAAAAGTGTGATAATCTCGCTTCCCATGTTCAACCAGTAAGACCTTTAGGAGATCACCCCATGAAAGCATACAAACACCTTATCAAATACGCCTTATCCAATGGCATGACTGTTTCGGTTTGGGATGGCGAATGCTTTGAAGTGAAACGCAGTACAAGCTTTAAACAAATCAACGATTGCGTTGAATCAGTAGAAGTTGCCGAATTGACTATCCGCGACACCAACGGCGAAAAGCAAGGTTGGGCGATGGTTGCCGCTTTCGGCTTTGAGCAAGACGAGACAGTACTCGATCACACCATGACCGCTTTTCTCGAAGCTTGGGATATGGAATATCGCGCCAGTCATTACGCCTAAATCTAACCGCCCCTTCGGGGGCTTACCAAAGGAAACCACCATGCAAGAAACTATCCGCACCATGCACCGCAACGGCGACAGTAATTGGGAAATTCTCGCCCATGTTGAATCATTGGGCTACACCTTCCAAGCCGCTAAACGCATTGTGACTGCCGCTCTCCGCTTGCCCGCCGATGAAGTGGCAGACATGATCGACGCATACGAAAACAACATCTGAGGAATAACACCATGAAAACAAGCACCGAACTAATGCCCGCAATCATTCGCTCATTCTGCGAAGAAATTACACCCCTCAAAGGGACAGAGAAAACCGCCGCCAACATGGAAAAGGGAGCGGAAATTATCAACAGATACGCGGGCTTGATCCAACTTGCCAACCTTGAAATTAGCCGCGATATCGCTTTGCAAATTTTGAAATTCAATTACGCCAACATTGAAAAGGCCGCCCAATGAAAACCCTCCCGAAATCTCTCCACACAGTCACCGCTTGGGTGAATGTTGCCCGCCACTTAGCCACACAAAACGGCTTGTCCCCAAACAATGCCGCCCACGCCGCCGCCCATATCTTGGGATTAGACGAAATGTCAGACACCTACGCCCTCCGCGAGGCCGTCATTAAACAACTCTCGAAAGGTTAAATCATGGACACGCCTAAATGTTATCTATCCACTTCACGCGGCGACTGGCGCGTAATTTTGCAAGAGATGCCGCTCTGTGCTGACACCACAAAACAAAGAGCTATCGAGTGCGCTAAGACTTTCCGCGTAGAGCTTGCCCCGATTTATTGGGACGGCGAGGCGGGCGAATTTAAACCACTTTGAAAGAAAACATCATGCAAATAACTGTAACTATCCGCGAAGTGTACGGCATTAAAACTGTTTACCCCGTATGCATTACCGCCAAGGTTTTCGCCAGTATCGCGGGAACTAAAACGCTCACCCTTGCAACCCTTAAGAAGATCGAAGCTTTGGGGTATTCCATCATGCAACAAACTGAGCCGCTCGCGCTCTGAAAGGTTTCACCATGCACACGCCCGCACCTTGGAAAATTGACGCCGCCCACAGTAGCCGCGTATTACTGTTAAACGATGCCAAAGGCTACGCCATTGGGGAAATTGTGGACACCCGAAACCCTGACAATGCCCGCCTTATCGCCGCCGCTCCCGACCTGTTGGAGGCACTATGCACCGCCTTGCCATTCGTTGAAGACCACGAGGGAAGCGACGTATACAAACGCGGCGCAGTAGCCCGCG